TATTGATTTCTTTTAAAAGTTTAATCAATATATCCATGTGGTCTTCACCCCATAACTTTAATAAATCAACAGAGAAAACTGCTGGCTCTGGATCGCCTGATTCAAACAGGTCAATTTCATTGACCCCATCCCAGCCGATAACATAACGCGCTATTTTTTCCATGGGACCATCTTTTTCAAAGCGGGCCATCTGGTAATCTGTGGGGCGTAGAAAGTTAAAAGTCATGTTTTCAATAGTGACTTTGTTTTTACGTGCGTTAATTATTTTTTCAATGGTATTCATTTAATCACCTTATGATGAATAATAAGAAGCAGCACCGAAAGCCGTTATTGTCGCAGGTGATTTAATAACACCCTGAGCCGCACCTGTTGGAGCGCCTGTAAAGCCTACATAACCAATAAACACCTCAACAGCCCCACCATTACCATAAGTTAGTCTAAAAGCTAGCTGACTTTGTGCATCCGATGCCGCTTTTAATGCAATTTGACCTGCATTTTCAACATCCCATAATAGCTCCATTGATTTTGTGATGGGGTTGGCTGATGTTGGGACTTGGCTTTTAACATTGGTATGAATCAGTGTTGTGTCTTCAAAATCAAAATCACCACCACTAGAGTCAATGGTTGTTGCTGACGTGATTGAATTTCCAAAGGTGATTTTTTTGGCTGTACCTGATGAAAAATCCTGTAATGCTGATGTATCTAAACTTGTACCTGTTACCGTGTCCTCTAGCTCAAAGTTATCAACAGTCTGACCAATCACTCTAAAAACACGGTTATTTAACTGAGCCATGCCTTGAATTTCTAGGAAAATATAATCCCCATTAACATATCCATGAGCGACGCTTGTGATAATACCTGGTGCGGCTTTTGTAATAGCATCAATTGTTTTAGCTGTGCCTAGTGCAGATTGCATGGCAATAGCTACGTTAGACATTTTGTTTACTGCTGACATGATATTTCCTTAATTTAATTTAGTTTTAATTACAGATAGTTTTGCTGGTTTTATAGAGTTCTTGCCAGATAAAGAAACCACCTTTAAATGATATTAATGAACCGCCCGCATATTGGTAGGGTTCGTGTTCTGTGCTGGGTTGCCATCCAAGCAATTGTTGCTGAATAAGGTCACAATAGGCTTCGTTTTCGTCCGACGAATCAGCCCCTTTTGCAGTTCTTACATTCTGAGTAATAACGATCAATGCAATGGTTTGCTCTACGTCCTGTATCGTTTCTTGTACCGAAATGTTTTTTTCTGGATTGTTCCGCATCCGAAACAAATAACAGCTTGGAGTTGAGATTCTTGAAGCTAAAATTGCTGATAGATCAGCTGCCCCCTTTACCTCTTTAAAACCAAGATTGCTACTTTCAATTTTTTGCTCTGTGAGTTGTCGTAAAGTACTCATAAAAATCCATTATCATCACGACTAAACACACGTCCACCTGATTGCATTACTGCATTTTCAGAGGCTACGGCCTGTTGCCCTGCGCTATCAACACCTAAACTTATTTTTCCTTGAGCCACCGATTTTAGATAATCAATAGAATTACCATAGAGTTTTTCTATGTGCTCTGGTGCGTTGTCGTCATACAAGTAAAAACGTGCAATATTGCAGGCTATTCTTGTTAATCCGACTGGAATAATTGCTAAAGGCAATGGATAAGCGGCTAAATAGCTGTCTATTTCTGCTGATGCATCAGAGATTGCTAGATCCAGTACATCGGTATCAATAACGCCAACGTTGTCACGATCTGTTAGCTGGATTAGCTCATCTTCTGCGAATCTGTCTATTAGGTTTTGTTGGGTGCAGTAGGTCATGGTTTATGTGTGGTTTTTGCATCCTTGCGGGTTAGTGCTTCCTTTAGTTTTTTTGTGGTGGTTTTCATATCTTGCTCAGATTAATAATATCGGCATCACTAAAATCAAACGTTCCAGCACCAACCCCGTTATAAACAACCTGACATTTTATCTGCATGCTTGTCAGCCCATCTGGCACTATGAATACAGGTGTCTCAAATCTTAAAAAGAAATTAGGCTCACCAAAAACATCCGTACCTTGAGATGCGATAGCATCAATTGTTGATGTAACTCCTGCTGCCGTCACTTGCAACCCAACTTGATAATAGCGCAGTAGCCCAGAGACACTAGACGCGTCTATTGACACAGCAAAAATAACTCTATCACCAGCACTTACCCTGCTAGATAAATTTGCTGATCTCTGAATATCTATTCTATCGAGCGAATCAACAGCATTAATCACGCAGCGCAAATAATTACCAGTACCATCGGTTTTTGGGTTAACTGAGAAAGCCACTGTTTGCGAACCGCCACCCAATGAGCTTGCTGTGTAGCCGTCAGGAGATACGCCAGAAGCCCCAGTTCCCCACGCATTCCCACCCACACCCTGCATTGTTGGGTTATCATTTAACTGAGGACTGAGATTATTAGCAGAGTAAACGCTTAACTGTGAGGTTGGCCATGATCTAAAAACATCAGGCATTTTAGACAATACATTAGTATTAATTGCTTTAGCTAATTGCAACGCCCCAAGTTTACTGGGGTGTATTCCATCTAATGAATAACCCGATTTAAAATCACCATTTACATTAGCAGCATCGGTAAAGATTCTATCAGAATCAATAACAATAAAATTATCATTAGCGCCTGCGTTTTCATGTAACCATATATGCACTCTGGATAGAGTTTGCCCTCTTAATGCTGTCCATGACCCATGTGAAGCACTTAATGTTGCTGGCAGCATAAATATAACGCGCTCAACATTTTTTAATTTATCAAATAGATTCAGATAATCTACTGTTATTTGCTCGTAGGTTCGGTCATTAGCAATATCGTTAATGCCTACCATACAAAACACAATTTTAACTATGTCATTATGAAGGTTATTTGCTGGATTTAACGCACTGTCTATAAGGCTAGCTGTATCTGCTATTTTATCCCCACCTACACCCCAGTTAGCTAGATATTTTAAGCGCTGGTTGGACATGCAATTTGCTAGATATGCAAAATTTCTATCGCCAACTTTTTGCTGAATAACATAGACTACTACTGATGGTGATGTAGCGTTTGCTATATCTGCATCTACTGTAGTAAAAGTAAATTCTGTTGTTGTTGGTATAGTCAAAACTTTATGAAAACCAGCATAGCCGGCCTGGTCTACGTTCTCAATCAAAACGTACATACCTGGTAGTAAACCATGAACTGAGCTTGCTGTTGCGGTTGCGGTTGTACCAATGCTGGTAATACTGCTTAGTGAGCCTCCAAAATTTGATGCCCCAATCCATGAATCACCTATTGTTATATAACCTTTTCGCCCATCTAAACCTGCACTTTTATTTTCAAAACTAACCCCTTCACTCAAATCAACATAAAAACTACCAGAGTCAACAGACAAATCAGAAATATTACCAGCAGCATCAAAAGCAGCAACAGCAACGCTATGTGTTCCTGTTGTCAATTTTGACAATTCAATCACATTACTATCACTTCTAGCGGCTTCAACCACGCTACCATCCACAAATGCAATATAACCCGCAACAGCGATATTATCTGTTGACTCTGTAACGGTTACAGTCGCATTACCATAAACATCAATTTCAGTGACGACTGGCTGCCCTGGTGCGGTTGGCTTTGTTCTATCTGCTGGCATTTGTTATCCCTTATTCTGAGTCTAAATCTTTTAAAGCAGGTTGTACTGAAATTTCAATATCCGACACGATTAACATTTTTTCTTGCCTAACTTGCTTAAGCTGCTCTTCGCTTAACTCTTCAATCGGTAATTCAGTCGTTCCATGCCATTCTCTGCCACCTCTTCTAAAACCATCTTTTTTGGTAGTGACCTTAATGCCAGGTATTGTTTCTTCTGTTTCTTTTTTTGCAGCCATTTTAATTCCTAATATTTGATAAAAATGGGCGTTCCTTGCCCTGCGTAATCCGTTATTTAATAAATTAAGTTAGCCAAGGAACAACTAATAAATCAACCGCCTTAAAGTTGGTATTGCTATCACCGCCATCAACAAACTCTTTATCAATAACCGCTTGCGCTGCTGCTCGGTTTGATGGGCCACAAACAATAAGATCAGGCTTGATTCCTAACGGTCTACCTTCATCCGATTTAAAGGCCATCATTGCTGCAATCGCTGCATCAAAGTTAGTCTGGTCTAATGCAAGCTTAGAACCGAATGCCATTTGCCAGAATCCAAAACCTACGTTTAATCTGGCATCAATGCCGTAACGGAACTCATCACGCATAAATACGGACTCATCATCAGTATTAGTCATTGATTTAAACTCGTAATCTTTACGCATTTGCAAGATTAATGGTTTTAATGGTCGGCTAGTGTCGAGTAGATACCACGGATCGCCTGCGCCTGCCTGCATATTGCTTACAGAGGCATCGCCCACTGGATGATCAGTATCAAAGAAAAATTGCTCGTCATAACATGCTGTTGAAAAACCCTTACTTAGTAAATCAAAAACTAGCTCATCAGGGTGCGTATGTGCTGCAAAGCCCATTTCTTGCATTAATGGTGTAAAAACACCGTAACTATCGTCCTCTAGGTCATCCTTTGGAACAGCTACAGTCGATTCAAACTTTTTGTTTTTGATTGAGTAATCGAATAGAGACAAGTTTTTAATGTGTCGATCACCTAGCCATTCTCGCAATCTAGGCCATTGCCCCAACCATGCGTATTTTTCTTCTTTTGTAGTAGAAGGAACGCGCGTGGCGATACGTTGCCAGCTTGCATCTGTACCTCGAAACCCTGTATTAAAGGCCGATTTAAAGGCTTGAAAAAGGATGCTTAAATTTGCTTTATTAACAATAATCCCGCCAAAGGCAAGCGCGGCCATATCAACTGACATTAACCCCGCACCAAATGACTCAATCGGCACCGTTGCACTTGCTGAAAATGCTATGCAGGTCATAATCAGACCAGCAATCACAAAAAACATATTTTTAAATAATTTCATTTATCTTTACCTATTTATTAATTAAATTCGACCCAAACGCCATCTGCATCAACTTCGATACACTTACCAGCAACCGACTTACCAGTTGAAACACTCGATACAGTCTGGTCATCATTGATGTACACATTAGTTTCTAAGTGAGCAATAGTAATATCACCTGCGTTATCAAATCGAAACGTGCCTTTTCTAGCGATAACCTGCAAGTCACCATCGGCACCTGCTGAATTATCAATATTATCTTCTGCACGACCAACGGCTTTTAATGTTGCTGATACCGATCCTGGTACCGCATAACCTGATGCATTAATACAGATCAAGGCACCCGCATAAATCAATGTTGATGCTGCTACGCTGTAGGGAATCAATACGTTTTCACGTAACGCGGTATTTCTATCTTTCGTTAAAGCCGCCATTATTTTTCACCTTTTGATTTTTTGAAATCTTCAACACTGATACCTGTTGCAGCACATACCGCGACTTCATCCGCTGTTAATCCGTTTTCGTCTTGTGCATCGGGTGTTTTTCCACCTGATTGCATAGCGCCCAAAGCTGAAACTTCGGGGGCATTTTCAAGATAAGCGCTTAATGACTCTAGTGATTGAGTAGCCGCCCATTTTTGTAAGCTTTCAGTAGGTAGCTTGGTAAGATTTGAAGCAATTAACTTCTCAATCTTGCCGTCTTCAATACCTGTTGATAATGCTGCTAACTGTGTTTGTAACTCAGTAACAACGGCAACAGGCACATATTTAGCAGAATCAGGGGCTTTATCTTTTAAAGCAACAATTTCAGCACTCAGTGCGGTTACTTGCTCAACCTGTGTGGCTTGTTTAGTTTGCAGGGCTTTGACGGCTGATAAAACAGCGCCATCATCTGCATCCATTGATAGCCCCAGCAGGGCCAATAACTCTTTGTTCATAGGGTTCTCTTTGGTGGTGTTAAAGTTAAAATGTGCCGCTGCAAGATCATTAAGCCCGTCTAGTGCTGGGTAATTGACCAATGCAGCCATTAAAATTGATGTTACTTCGCCCGTTGTTTTGTCGAACGTTAAAACAGGGGATATATAACGATATTCTTTGTCTTGAATGGCTAATTTTGCCGCCTCTGTCCACTCCACATCGGTTGCATAAAGACCATCGTTTTCACGATACTCAATATTTTTGAACCAACCTGCAGCGGGTGAAGGTTTCCCGTTTTCTCTGGAATAAAGCGTTTGATGCTCATAATCAATTAATACTTGATCGCGTAGACTTGCCACGGAATCTATAATTGATTGTGAGTTTAATGAGGTTACTGACCAGCCGCTAATGCCATGCGGTCTGCCATCTTTGGCACGAAAAGTACCTGACGGGGTTAGCTTTATTTCAGTCGGAACGGTACCGTTCAGCTCAACCATACAAGCTGAAATCTCAATCTTATTATTTAAAACGAGTGGTTTTTTCTTCATGCCCGTAGGGTACGGGGCTTTGGTGTGCTTAATCTTTTAACGTGGGTTAAAAAATGTTATTGCTTTTTATTTATGCGCTGGTGACTTCTAAATGACTACTAATAATATCCAAAATATCCTCTTGCCACTCGACAGGTAAGCCACCCTCTTCCGTAGGCAAAAACGGCCTTGCAGGAATATCACCCCAAGGAACACCTTTGGCGTATTGCCCTTTCTTTGCTCCGAATTGGTGGGTTGGTGCATATTCAACATTGGTACCAACTTCAACAGAATAACCAAATATATTATATGTAATGCTGTCTTTTAATCTGCCAGTGTCGTTTAGTGGCTTTCCGTCCCTATGTTTTAGCTCTTGCCATGGCTTGCCATAAGGATCGGATGCATCACGAAAATTAAGCGCCACTTCTGATGCTATCAGATCGCCAATTTCATCGAGAATAGGAGTTAAATCACCCGCTTTTTTTTGCAGTTTATTGAGTGCTGATATTACTTTTTTGTCGTTTACTTCTATTTCAATCATTACCAGCCCTTGTACTGCATTATTTCATCAAGTGAGGTTTTTTTGTCGTCATCATTCCATTGATGAGCAAGTTGAACGTGCTTTGATTGGTATTCTTTTGATACGGTTTTTGTTTCTTCGCTGGCAATACGAACCATAGACGGAATAACTCCCGCCCCTGATGTTTGAACCATTATTTTATCGTTTCGTTTGCCGATAATTTTGTATTGCGCCAGGTCTTTCAATTTGACTCTTTTAAAATATCATTAAGAATTTCTTTCGCCTTCTCTATTTCTTCCAAAACTTCTTTTTCATTAGGCATGCTTTCAAGGTCTTTGATCCAGTTATCGACCTCTTCTTTTGTGGAATAAGGTGTTATTGGTGAATCTATAAGCATCATGTTATTTGCTCCTTTTTTATAATGTCCTCTATGGCTTTATGTATAGCCACAGGCATTCCAAATTCAATATCTACCGTGTTTTTTGTTATCTCATAATTAACAGCACCAATCCCCCGCAATACCCTGTTAACCGCCTCTGTGTGGTAGGAGTTAGCCTGAAAAACTTGTATTTCATTTGAATTTATTAGCTGCTTAAATCTTTTTCTTACCGAGTCAACAACGCCTCTATATTCAAGGTTAAATAAGGATAAGTCTTTCATGCTTCCTTTGTAATGCACATCATTGTGACCTATCGCGTGGATTGCGTTGGCACCTGATGAGTATTGAAAC